TTCAGCTCCTGCAGGCAGGCGACGTCAGGCCGGGTCTCTTCCAGCCATTGCAGCAGGGCGGGCAGGCGGCTGTTGATGCCGTTGACGTTGAAAGTCGCTATTCTCATTCTTTGCTTCATCCGTAGCATCCATGATGGTTTCAGGGCGGGCGACTCATCTGCAATTCCTTCTAGCTACAAATCTAGCTACAAATCGCAGATGAGTTAGAAAGATTCAGCCTTAGACAATGATACCTGATCAGGTTTTTGCCTTACCGGCGGCAATCGCGCGCTCGATGCTATCGGATGTGATGCGTGTGGCTCGCTGCCCGATCTTCACGAGTTCAAGCTCGCCGCGGGCCGCCATGCGGTAGATGGTTGCCCGGCAGACGTCCAGGCGCTTCATTGCGCTGCTGACTTTATACAATACCTGTTCCATTTAGTTCTCCTCCCCACAGTTACACGCCTCATCACCTTGACTGCAATCTCCACTGCAGCCCGGTCTATGCCATCCATCGACCAGCCAGATCGCCAATACAATTGCTCCGAGACAGAGCGCGACCTGTAACCAGAATTCATCCCACATTCGGATGCTCCTTTGGCTGTGCGGTATTGCCAGGAGCAGGAGCAGCGCCGATGGGCTTGGGCCAAGGCCTCCAATGGGTGGCGGTCGCTTCTGCATCGTCATCAACCCCTGTGTCGTCCCAGTGCCATCCGACGAAGCCGGCATTGTCAAAGCGGTAGCCAGCAACCACGACACCGGAGCTGAGTGCGATAAGCACGCGCTGCCCGCTATCCGGCTTCTGCTCTTTCAGATCGATCCATGCCTCCGCAGCACTGCGCGCGGCCCAGGTGTCGATGTGGGCGATGAGGGCGCCGCGTGCTTTTTTGACTTCGCTCGACTCGTAGGAGTAGTAGCTGCGCTGCGCGATCCATGAGTTGAGCAATTCTTGAAACTCCGGCGTATCAATACTCTGCCGCTCTCCACCAGCAGTAGGGGCGGAGGAAGGGGCGCTGAACCTTCGATTTATGAGCGCGATCATTTCGTCGGGCTCGTTGTCGTCGCCAACCAATACATCGGCCTCGCCGTTGCCAGGCATGCGCGCCATGAAGCTCAGTTTTATCCCTGGCACGAACAAGTCAGAAAGTTTTCCAAGTGCCGCTGCGATCTCGTTGTGCAGCTCCTGCGCGGTCATCTTAGCCATTGCTCTCTCCTTTATTGTTCGTCGGCTGCTCGCCTTCCTGACCGCTTTCACCAGACCCTCCGCATGCAAGACATGAAAGGTCTCGACAGCCAGTTCCGCCACATTTCGCACCAAGCCCGCCCTCCGCGCGGGACCGGGAGGCTACCACTGCGCGGGCTGCGTCGATCACGTTCCGAAGTTCACCCCATTGGCCCCACGGCTCACCATCGTCCAGCATCTGCCATTCGATAGGCTTACCGCCTTTGATGCGGTAGCGCGTGCGCCAAGTGCGGTTCTGCTCCAGCCAGCGAAACATTCCGGCATCCAGCGCATCTTCGCTGGTCGCCGCTGCTCCAGCAGTGTTGGCGGCAAGATTGGCGCTGCTGTTGTTCGTGATTCCGCCCTGGCGCGCGGAACCGGCGAGCCGCGTAGCCGCTTGCTTCAGCAACTCGCGGGCATGACCGCCAATCCCATGCGGAACCAGCGCACCGTCCGCGTCCAGCGCAAGCAGCGCATTGATATTTTTGCAGAGGGCCGCGTCAGCGATGTCTTGTTGGCCTGCGGGTGCCGCGAAGGGCGGCAATACATTCACCTGATCCTGCTGCTCGGTCGCTGCCTCGGGAGTGCTGGCAGGGGAAGCGGCGAGGATGCCCAATTTAATATGGCCGAGAGTGCGGGATTCTCCCATCGTCAGCCCGCAGGAAGAGCACGCCAGCGTAGGGTCGTTATAGTCAGTCACAGCCTGCGCTGCCGGTGCTTTGGCTGCGAGATTCGAGACGTTGCTGGCGCTCGTATCGCCGCCCTCCGCGCGGCACCGGGAAGCTGCGGATTGAGCATCGACCGCGACATAGCCATCTTCAAAAGCCTTGGCTGGCGAGTAGGATGCGTATCCATCACCGGGATAGACGACGTAGTAGCCGCCTGCCTCGGGCTTCTTGGCGCGCACCCATTCGGCATCCACGCGCACAGATGCATAGTCCTTGTCCTCAAACACAATCGAGAAGAAGCCGGCATAGATTGACGTGCGAATTTCGCTGATTTTGAGCGCCCAAACCTGCTTGTGCGACTGGTAACGAGGCATTTCAATTTCGTTGGACATGCTCATTCCTTGTTGTATGCGTTGACGAAGATTTGCACCCAGCGCTCGGGCATCCATTGGCCGAATTCGCGGTTTGCCTTTTGCGCTGCCGCGCTAACTTTTGACCAGTCCAGCATCGTTGGCGATGGCACGCCCGCTCCTGCCGGTTCCGCGCGCAGGGCGGAATCACATTCAACAGCACTGTGTTGCTCGGCTGCGCCCTGCTGGGCGGATACCGGGGCAAGACTGGCGCGGCCGAGTTCGTAGGCTTCACGTTGAATGGCAAGCACGGTTTCTTCGTCGTAGATCAGTTCAGGCACGCGCTCGGCGGCGGCTTCCATGCCGACCTGCCAGCCGTATTCGGCGGCTTCGTAGCGATCGCGGATACCGCGATCTTCGACGCCGCAGCCCAGCGCCTCGCTGTGCAGTTGCGGCCAGTCGATCTCAAGCGGGTGCGGCAGTTCCGGTAACTCTACTGCTTCTCCTGCTTGTACAGGCTGGGCTGCGCTATCCGGTGCAGCTCGGCGAGCGAGAGCGATCAGGGCGGCAACGTCATCGAATTTCACGTAGTCACCGCAACCAGGATATTCCGACATAGTGCTGCGAAGGCCATAGCCATCCTGGCTGATTTCAGGCTCGTAGCGGGTCAGGCTATCCAGGTCAAAGCCTGCTTCTGTGCCGGCAGTTCCCGTAGCGGTGTTAATCAAGTCTTGCAGGCGCGCTTGCTCACGGCGCCATGCGGTCACTTGCTGTGCGATTACTTCGTCTTCTGTGCCGGTAGGGGCGATAGTTTTGGTGTCGGTCATGGTTATCCTTATGCCGCGTGCTTGTCGCAGTAGGCTTTGATTGATTTGCAAGCGGAGCAGGTAACGGACGCGGTGGTTTCTTCGCCGGGCGTAGCTCCGAGGAAGTCGGTCAAGCCACACAACGTTGCGTTCCCGCTCAAGCTGTCCGCCTTGTAGTGAACCAGCCCTTCGTCTGGTTCAGTGATGCGCGGCATTTTCGGCTTAGCCATTTGCCACACCGCCACTGGCCTGATTGCCGTTGACCTCGCGGGCTACGATCATTGCGTCAGCGTATTCGTAGGCAAATTTCGCCAAGGTCGGGACACCTTTCGCGCCCCGGTGATAGTCTTCCTTGCCTTCGAACCCGATCAAAGCCGCAAGCGCTTTGGCTGCGAAGTAGTCGCGCACCGTCAGGCCGCCGTGCAGCATCGCTTCCGGCTCCCACTCGGTCGAGCCATTCGGATCGACGCGCACGCAGCGCAGTTCGACCACCTGCCCGAACGCCGGGCCGCCCGTTTTCGTATCAACCACGATCGCCTCCAGTATCGCCCTGGGCGCTAGTGTCATTGCTGGGTGTAGTGATTTGAGCTGCGGCCCGGTCGATGCGCTCGATGTCGGCAATGATCAGCGCGCCGGCTTTTACGAGGTTGCGGCGATCGTCGGTAGGCTTCCACCAGTCGCGATCCCAAGGCCAGTCAGGCGGCGGTCCGTAGTTCGGCGTGTTGCCCTGCATCGCGTAGCACGCGGCCGCCATCGAAAGCTGACCATCTTCGTAGTCGTCGTCCTGGTCCGGATGCCAGCCCTCTTCCTCGACCTGGCGGCGGCGCTCGGCTAGCACGTCCAGCGCGGCCTGGCTCGGCGCTTCTATGGCTGCTTCCTTGGCGAGAGCGGCAATTCCTTCATCGATGCGTTCCAAGACGCTATTGGCCGCTTCGATGATGATGGGGTTGCGCTCGCGGGTTCCTTCATCCAGCCGGTTCTCGACATAGCCACGGCACATCGAAAGCGTGTGCGCCACATCGTCCAGAACTTCCGCTCGCACTGCTGCTGCCTGCTCTGCTTGGGCGGGGAGTGCGGGAGCGGTGAGCCATGCTTTGGCGCGAGGCACGATGCAGTCAGGGCGGTGCTTCGTCACATCCTTAATGCCATCGAGCACGATAAGTGCACTGCACCCCCGGCACGAACGTTCGCCGTCATCTTCGCTGTACACATCGAAGTTATGGGCCACCGCTTGCACGAACTCGCGAACGCCTGCCGGCTCTGCCTGTGCCTGCTCTGCTTGCACCGCCCAGCCCGATCCGATAATTGCAAGCGCATCATCGGCGTCCTTCCGCGTTGCCCAGCCGTCACGCAGGCCCACAATCGCGCGCTCGATCATCTTGCGCTGCGAATTCCAGTAGCTCGGCTCGGCGGTCTGCACCGGGGCGGCTGGCGCAGCCTTGTTGGCGACTTCTGCTTCAATGGCGCGGCACAGTTCACGGCGGCTGTTGGAGCTTCGGGACCAATCAGCCATGACTTTTTCGATTTCTTCATCGGTCAGCTCGCTCTGCTGCGGTGCTGGTGCAGCCTCGGCGGGCAATTCCGTTGGCGCATTGAACCAGCCGGTCCAAAGTGACTGAACGTGGGCATGCTTAAAAATCTGCGCGCCCCATGCGTCTTTCTCAACACCGGTGTCGATGCCCCGCGCCTTGCACCACTTGATGAAGCCCGTACGCTTCGGCATCAGATCGCGAAGAGCTTGGTCGTCGGTTAGCGGTGCTGGCGCGGTGAGTGGCGGGATGGGTTCTGCCGGCAGCACCTTTGCGATCATCGCCAGCGTGCCGGCGACGACGTACTGGTCGGTGTTGGGGATTGCTGCGAGCGCGGCTGCGGTGCCGGTGTGCGCGAGAAGGGCGGCGCCGGCAACAGCCATCGCATTGGCGAGGCGAGTGTGCTCTTTGGATGCCTTGACGTCGGGATCTTCCCAATCCAGCTTCTCGGTCGGCTTGCGGTCTTCGATGCGGCGCTTTTGTTGTTCGGTCATGTGTCGTCCTCGTTATAGGGTCTTGGCTTCGGCGCGTCGGTTCGCTTCGATGGTTCGCCACGCTTCGATCTTTGCTTGGGCTCCGACGATGAGCCAGCGAAGCGCCTCTTCCTGTTCCACTGCAGCTTTCAAGCCTTCCAATACGGCCAGGTACTCGGGATCCGCATATGCTTCGCGCTCCTGCGCTGCTGCTGATTTGTGGCCGGCAATCTCGGCATCGCGCATCAGCAGCGCTTTCTTCGCCTTGCGGAACTCTTCTAGAAAGACGCGCTCGGATTTCGCCTTGGCGTAGGCCGGCGCGTTGTCGCGGATGAAGTCGAGCGACCGGAAGATGTTGATTTCGCCGTCCGCGGTCATGCTCCACCTCGCTTCATCAGGCGGTCATATAGGACGACATTCACCGTTGCTGCAAGGTTCATGCACTGGCTCGTCGGCACATAGACCACATCGCGGCACTGCTCCAGCACGCGCTTCGAGATGGAACCGTCCTCCGGTCCGAAGATGTAGAACGCGCTCTCCGGATGCACGTAGTTAGTCAATGGCCGCGCCGTCTTGATGAACTCAACCGCTACCGGAACGGCGCCCAGCGGGATCGACGAGATCAGATCGTCCGTATGGATCGTCGGAATATGCCGCCATGCGCTCATCGTGTCCGTGCTCGATTTGCGGTAGCGATCCCCCTGCACGGCGACTAGCGCAGCCTCGTAACAAGCGGCCGCCCGGAGCGCCCCGCCAACGTTCAGATGGTCTTTCGGGTTGAACAGCCCGAGCGATGCAAATCCGCGAGTAGTCATGGCGCCACCGCCTCACGCAGCGCAGCCACATCCACACGCGCCAGTCGATCAGCCATATCAGGCATCGACATATCGAACGCTTCCGCTAGCACGTAGACCAGTTCGGCATCGGTCGGCGCTTCATCCAATTCCGCATCGGCGAATGCTTGGAGCGCCAGCTGATTACGGTGCTTAGCCAGGAATGCGTCGACATTGGCCTGGTGGCGTGCGATGTCAGCAGCGTCGATGATGATGGTTATATGGGTCATGTCGAGCTCCTACTTGATTTCCAGCCTGGTTGCCTGAGTCATCTTGGCGCCTGGAATTTCACGGCCAGCCTTGATAGCGTCTTTGATCGCCGCCTTATCAGGAGAAGGCGAGGGTGGCGGAGGCGGCTCCGGCGTGCGCATGAACTCGGCCGGAATCTGCTTTTCGTCCCAAATCTCGACTGATGGCGGGTTCTTCTTGATCGTCAGCGCGAAGTGAGGGCAATCCAGCTTCGACACGCCAGCGATTTCAAGCCCGACCTTGAGGCGATCAGCGAGAGCGGCGGCGCGCTTCTCGATGGACTGGCGCCGCGCCTTCATCTGCTCCTCGGCTTCCTTGATGCTGGCGGCGGTCGCCTGCAGGTTGCGAATCACGAAGCCATAGTTTTGAGCCTTCAGCTCGAGCGGCCAAACTTCAGCCTCGAGGGTATCGTTCAGGGTCTGCTCGTCAACGCCGGCGTCCATCAGCACATCGGTAATGTTGCGGTACTCGGCTGCGATCTGAAAGAGAGTAAGAGCGGTCATGTTCCACGCGCAGCCATTGCTGGCTGCGCCTCCGTGGTCAATTAGAAGGGGATGTCGTCAAAGTGGCGCGGCACGCCGGCTTCTGCGGTCTGGCTCGTTGCGCCGCGTGGCGTCGATCCTTTCAGCGGCTTGTCGGCAAGCTGCGCGGTTACCTTCGCCAGTTGCTCGGGCTGCGTTTTGCGATTCAGGATCTCGGACGCCATCAACTCGGTGTCAGCCTGGAAGACAGCGAACAAGCCCATGCGCCAACCGCGCTCGCCGGTCTTCTGGTTGTCCTTCATCTTTTCGTACTCTTCGGCGCGCAGCAGCAGGCCGATACGCTTGCCCATCAACTCGGCGAAGCAGGGCGCTGGCATCGTAACTTCTGCGCCGTTGTCCCACTTCTTCACGGTCTGCTGGCTCACGGTCAGTGCGCGCTGCTGCAGGCAAGCCATCATGGCGTTGACTTGGTTCAGGCCAGACAGCGGCTCACCGTTCTGTTTCTGCGTCCAGACGTCGAAACGAGCTTCGCGACCGGAGTCATCACGAAAGGTAAAGCCGATACCATCCGTGCTCTTGGCTTGGCTAACCAGCTTCTCGGCGCGGACAAAGGTTCCAGTGTATTTGCCGGTTTCGGAGATATACGCGCCGATTACATCAGCCTTCTTTGCCGCTTCAGCATTCAAGGTGTACATGATTGTTCCTATGGTTTACTTGAGGTTGTAGTACTCGCAAATTGCCTTGTCGACCGCGAGTAGGTCGTTCTCGATGTGACCTTCTTCAAACAGGCCCAAAGGAGATTTGGTCGTGTCCGCGCCACTGTTCTTTGTGGCGAACACGTATTGATCGTTGACCTTGAGAGTGCGCAGGACGATAGTGACCAGGCCTTCGAGAACAATCTTCTCGTCCAGCAGCTTCCCGATGGTCTTGATCTTCGTCTTGCCCGCCTCATCGGTCGTGGTATGGCTAAGGATGTACACGCGCTTTGAGTCGGGCAGGGCGCTTGCCTTCATCAGGATGTCCCAGGCGCTCCGTGCGATCTCGTTGTACTTCGCGTAGGCAGAATTACCGCTCTCGTGATCGGTGACACGACGCATGAACTCGTTGGCGAGGATGTATTGGAAGTCGTCAATGACAATCACTTCCTTGTCGGTCCTATCCATCGCGGCGACGATGTGCGCGCTGTTGTCGCTGACAAAAATACTGCCGCCTTGACCTTTGACCACAGGCTTCCACTCTGCTGAGCGGAATGGCAGCGGCTTCTTCACAGCCTGAATCAGCAGGGTCTGCTCAGGCTTCATGTGGCGCAGGCTCGTAGTTTTGCCGGTGCCAGACTCTCCCATAATCAAAGTCGCGATACTCATGATGGCTTCCTTGGTTGTGCTCTGGTTTTACTGGTTAAAATGGGATGGTTCCGTCTGCTATTTGTTGCTCATGTTCCTTACGCTGCTGCTCGGTCAGTACCGGCGACCACACGCTTGCGTAGCCAGTGCTGCGCGCCGGCGGGAACCGCTTGGAGAGTAGGGCGCGCCGCCGCTGCTCCATTTCCTCGTACTGCTGGCGGGCGTCTGCTGCGTCTTCGTGCTTGTTCATCACTTCCTCCGATCAGGGTGGCGACACCACCAGAACAACCGAGCAGATGACTGCCAGGACCATCAGGCCGGCCAGCTTGAGCTTGGCCGCAGCAATCTCGTGCTCGGTGATGCGCTGCGATGCCTGCGTGCGGTATTGCGGAGTTGCGCTGACTGCGGTATTGCTGTTCATGGCTATCTCCTCGGTTGAGTTACCAACTTTCGATCTGGCGACGCTTGGCGGTCAGTGCCACCTGTCGCTTACGCTCTTCCAGTTCCATCGGGATCGACTGAACGCGTTGAACGTAGAAGTGGTCGGCGCGGTATTCGCAGCGGGCCAGCTGGCGGTTCGTCCACCAGAGTGCGAACGGCTTGGTGATCTTGCGCATGAGGCGGCGGGCGATGCGGGTGGCGATCATGCGGCGCTCCCGGTGGCCTTGGAGATGGCGGCGCGTGCAGCGTCGATACGCGATTGGGTGTCCGGCCCGCCGATGTGGTTGCCAACGGCATCGGGCAAAATGGCTTGCAGAGCGGCCAGCAAGTCTGGGGCTGCGGCGATCAGGCGTGCGTCGGCTTCGCTCATGTGCCCTGCTATGCGAAAACCCGACTCCCGATGCTCCTTCGATTCGGCCAAAAAGCCACAGCCAGCGCGAATGACGTGGTAGTCCTCGCTGACAACATGGGCGGCATCAGGTCCGTCAACCTCCCAAGGGCCTTGCGTATGTTTGATTTCCATCGCATCTCTCCTCGCTATCGTTGTTAGGTGTGGCAAACAGGGCGGCTTTCGCTCTCTCGTGAGTGGCGGCGGTCCTTACTACCCGCTCGCGCTTCCGGCATGGGTACTAGCCATGCAGCTACGGTCATGCGGCTACCACAGGGCTTGAGACTGGACGGCACCACATCGCTACTCCCGTCAGGTCACAAATCAGTCCCAAAGCCTGTGGCGGCTCCCTGCAGGAGCCAGGTACCGCGGATCAAGGCGCTGGTGCGTACTCGATCGCCATCAGGTTCTGAATCTGTCCTTCCAGCTTAGTTACCTTTGCCTGGGCGGATGCGCGCGTCGACTTGATTTCTTCGCGCAAGGCTTCGACCTTGTTCGAGATGATCTCTTTGTGTTCGAGCACATCCACTTCGATAAGGGCCGTGCCAACGTACGTGTAACCCTGCTTGGTGAAGTAGTCGGAGTTGCCCTCATTGATAAACACCATCGAGGAGATGGCACCCGGGGTGGCAAGCTGTTCTGGCGTGATATGGCTGTACGGGCTGAGGTACGCCATCAAGGTCGCAGATGTTTTCATGTCGTTCTCCAAGTTCGGTTATAGGGATTCGGTATTTGGCACTCGCGTTTGTGTCACACTGGCTCACCTGCTTCGAGTAGCGCCGCCTCAACCAAGACCAGCGGAATGTGGCGGTCCTGCTCGACCAGTTCGCGGATCACTTTCAAAACTTCTACGAGCTTCGGGTGGGCGTTGACTGCCTTGACGAACAGATTCCCGCGCTCCTTAACGACTTCCGAATCAGAGTGCTCATCGAGTACCAGGGCGATCACCTTTCCGCCTTGCCAGATACCTGAGTAGCAAAAGCTTCCTGCGTCGTCGTTATTCACGAACCAATCACCCGAGCCGAGCACCCTCGTCCCATCCTTCATGAAGCTGAGTTGCTGGGTCACATTCATGTTCTCCTCTCCTTATTCGGTGGACTGCGTTATTGGTTAGAGAGCAGGGGGCTGGGCGCTACTCCAGCTATCGGTTGGCCATGTGGCGGTAACACCACCCGAAACCGACTAAGTCATGCTGGCAGACCCTTATGGCCCATAGCCAGCTGCTGCGTGTCTGCTTTCCACGCCGCCTCTGTTCTCTAACGCCTGTCTTCCCAGGCTGCCCGGTATGTCACGCCTTCGCGCACATGCCTGCTGGTGTTATCCCCGACCGCCAGCTGCGGGCCGCCGTGCCACCTACCCACTAACTGCCATTGATCCAATTCGTTCGTACCGCTTCGTCGGTCTGTCGGCCCGGAGCGCATCAAGCTCCCTCAGCGCTTCCTTCACCATCTCCGGGCTGGGCTCGAAGTACTTGATGATTGCGCGCACCATGCCGTGCTTGTATTCGATCTCCCAGTCCTTTGCCGGGTGTGGCATCAGGCGCATATCATCGATTTCGAGGCGCAAGGCCTGATTCCCGGAGATCAAAGCGACCTCCATTGGTGATCGGTGCCGGCCATCGCCAGATCGTGCAGGGCGCGATCCAGCTTCACTTCGCGCTTCGACATCAGGTATTCCTGGTGCAGTCCGGCGTCCAGCCAGAAGCCCATTTCGGTCAGTGCGCTGTCGCTAAACAGGTAGGTCAGGTTCAGCGAGGTCCCGGCGCGCTTTACATCGGTGACAACGCATCCTTCGTCTTCGGTTCCGCGCAGCCCGTAGAGATCGAGCTTCGCGCCCCAGTGGTCATAGTCGGCGTACAGGAGTTGTGCATCGGTGGACATGATTGCCTCCTCAGCGTGCGCACTCGGGCGCTTTGATTGTCATATGCCAGCCAAGCTGGCGACGAATTTCGGAAGGCGCCGGCGGCGGAGCTTTATCTACCTGGCGTTGCTGCATCCACCAACGAACACGCTGCTTCAACGAGTCGTCGCTCATAGGATCATTTGATACTTGCATAGCAACCTCTCCCTAGTTTGATTTGGCTGATAACCGCCTGACTAACCCCGTACTCTGCTGCTATTACTGTCTGCACTCGGTCATCCGATCGAATGCTTGACTGCTGTTCGATGTTTAGTTTTGGCTTGTGGCCGCGCCCATCAACACTGGGTTTCTCATCCTCTCTCGGCGGGAGATGAGCCCAGGCGAGACGCAATTTGATATCGCGGATGTGGGTAACCATGACCCCGTACTGCCGCGCGATCGCCGTATAACACCTAGCATCAGCGCGAATCGCGTATATGTCCGAGTCTTGCAACTTCGCATAGGAGAGCTTCTGCCCTGGCTTGCGCTCGCCACAGCCCCAGCGCCCCTTTTTCATCTTGTCGTCAACGTTTTCCTGATTAGTTCCGGCCCACAGGTGATCCGGATTCACGCACCCTGGGTTGTCGCACTTGTGGCAGATGCATAACCCGGGAGGGATTTCACCGACATACAACTCGTACGAGAACCTGTGTGCGAAGCGGCGACGCTTGCTCGCGTAGATGACGCCGTAGCCCTTGTAATCCTTGGTGCCGTTCCAGAGCCAGCAACCAGGCGTCACAGTCATGCGCGCCTCGAACTTCTCGCGATCCGTGACTTCGACAGCCTTATGGTCTTTGGTCTGCTCCACGATCGAGCTCCCTTTATTTGGCGTTCAGCTTGTTAGCAACTGCTGGGACTACTTCACGAATCGCTTTGACGAGCACCAGGCCGCAGACTCCGGCGAGGAGGAAAGCTACGATGAGCAGAACTGCGTATCCGATTACCGTTTTCATCGCTTCCCCCGACCTTTCTTGCGTTCGCTGATCCGATGAGTCTAGTTTAGACCCGGCTAAACTTAAACGTCAAGAGAAATCTAAACTTGTTGAGAAAATTTTTTAGCGATATGCGTCAGATGTAAAAAAACCCGCCGAAGCGGGTTAAATTTGCAACACATTTCCTTAAATTAATCTTTTACAGAGATTGCTGACGTACTCGGTTGCGAAGCTGTTGGCATCCTCAGCCCGTTCGACCATCGAGATTTCGCCGTCGCGGAAGAGGAAGAAATAGATCTTCGTACCGGCGTACCCGCCAAAGCTGTTCTTGGCGTTCACTCCCATGCAGGTTCCCCAGCCGTAGACCGGACGATTGAGGCCGGCATATGTCTTCTTCGGCACGAAGGGCGTGCTTAGCCTGGCGCTCTCGGGGTCCTTCAGTGTCGTTTGCAAGTACGTGGCGATCTTGGCCTGGTACTGGTGAGGGTAGGGGCCGTAGTCAGCTGCCGCCAGCTCCTGAGAAGTCGGCGGTGGCGTACTGCTGCAGCCGGCACATAGTAGTACAGCGACGATTGGTGCTACGAGACATCTCATTGCTACCTCCGCGTTGTTAGCTTCCTTTTCTGCGATTGGCTAATCGCAGACCTGGCGGCGCCGTGAGTGATCCTTTTGCAACATTACTTGATGGATTTCCGGTTTAGAACACTGTACACTACTGTTCATATATACAGTACTTTGGCCGAACGAAGTACAAGATAGTTGCGGCGACGCGCTATCTGATATTACTCTTGAGTCAACATGTGGTGTTTACTGAATGATAATTAACCAACAGATGCAAGAAGCTGTCGAATCATGGACTTGATCTCTGCGACCTCACCGGACAGCCTGGCGAGCTCATCAGCCACAGGGGCAGAGCGTAGACGCTCGATCATCTCCGCATTCGCAGAGTTACCGTGGGCCTTTGCAGCCCGCTCGATCTCATCGCTCAGTTCGCGCGGAAGTCGTAAGGTCTTTTTAACCTGATCATGATCTTTTGGAATTTCCATCGCGCGATTGTGCGCGAGAAGGAAGCAAACTGTTGCTTTTTGGTGGCACATCCGCCACCGAAATCAGGGTGGGAAATTGATCTCGACCAAGTCTTCTCACTCGGGACTTACAACCTGTTACGAACAAAGAGTTGATAAGAGGAAGGATTGCTTACCTTTTTTCTGTTTGGTAATGCTACAGTCTGTTTAGCATTAGTTTTTCGTTGTGGATCGGGCGGACATCTATGACTAAGATTGAACGATGGAATGCAGCATTCGCGGCCATGGACGACCGCGCCAGGAACGAGCTATTGATGATGGCGGAAGCTGCGGCACAGTTCCATCCCAGGGAGCAGGAGAAACGCTTATCTCTTGTTCCCTCCGACGTGGGACTGGTTCGACGCACAAACGTACTCAGCCATACGGAGCATGTCGGCCCGGCCCCTCTCATCCGTGCTGTGAAATAGCTCGAGCAGTCTGATGGCCTCTAACAGTGAATCCGAGTTCGATGCTTGCTGCGTCTGTAGCGGCTGGGCATCCGGCGCAGGCCGGTTTGATTGCTCACTGTCTTCAGGCGTATCCAAGTACATCTCTCCCATCCCGTAGTCTTTCTCCAGGCGTCGCGCGGTGCGCTCGCCGAAAGGATTGCTTTCCTTCAAGAGCTGTGAGATGTAGCTCTTTTCCTTGCTGGGTATGCTGCGCTCAGAGAACCACTGACGGAGCTTGGCGCGGCGGATAGTCTCGATTTGCATTCGCGTATTCTGATAAGAATTCCCTAAACAAGCAAATTCTTGACTTTGTTCGTCCGATGGTTTAGAGTTCTCTAAACCAGTTAAGTTATCTCTTGAAGAGAGGCCAAATGAAGCTTCGCGAATACCTGAATGCAGAGCGTGGAATGTCGGCCCGTCTTGCCGCTCAGCTAGAAGTGTCACCGTCGTTCCTTTCCCAGATGGCAGCAGGCGATGCAGCGATTTCGCCGGCCAGATGTGTGTTGATCGAAAAGTTCACCGAAGGCGCTGTCACCCGTCGAGACCTCCGCTCCGACTGGATGGACATCTGGCCCGAGATTCGGCCAGCACCGAAGTTGAGAGCAAAGCAGGTCAATTAAGTACGTACCAAGAACCACTATAGACGCGAGCGGCGAATTAGCAACGACGAAGTAGCAGCACAAGCAATCGCACTCACCATCCTTGTTTCACGATTCATAGGAGTAGTGATGAAAGACCCGAAGAACCTTCCGGTAAAGACGCTTATGGACAGCCATGAGTACCGGGACTTCAAAGAAGCATGCGTCATTAAGAAGATCGAACACAGCCGAATCCTACGAAGGTTAGCGATTGAGTGGGCCAGACAAGTTAAGTCTAGCGAACTCGCAAACCAGAAGAAAGAGTTCGGCATGTCCATGTCGTGGTCCTTGCCAAACCCACACTCAAGGGTGAATTACGGCACGACTCCGGTGCGCCTTCGGGTTTGAAGCAGATGTTTTTTACGCATGGCGCGCCTAGTTCCCAGTGAAGCGGGAACGACCCGACAAGGAGGCTCGCAGTGTGCGGGCCTCTCTACAACCGAAGTATTAGGGGAGGAGACCCGATGGCAACACCAGAAGAGCAGGTAGTTCATTACGCCCGAGTCTGGTACGAGACTGAAAAGTCAGCAATGTGCGCCCCGGTCGGCAAGAAGAACAAGGCCGATCAGGAGCACGAAACAGCGAAGAGAAATCTTCGCAAATACGTCTGCCACTTACGAGGAGCAGGACATGAAGGCGATTCAAGCGACACCGACCCGTCGTGAAGTAGTTCTGGAAACGCTCAAGGGGCACCCGTACGCGACTGCCCGCGATATCGCAGACCTTACCGGCTTCACGTACGACTCGGTGAAGAACCATCTGAATCAGCTGGAAGCCGGAGAGGTGATCCACTCGGTAGCACTGGATCGGGAGGTCGGCAGCAGCCTGTGGATCCGCAAGGCTTACTGCTACGGGCTGTCCGCAGACATGACAGCGGCCCGCTCGAAAGAGCCTCCGAAGCAGTGGGACGTATTGGCTTACTTCTTCGGCCGTATCGCAGAACCAGCAGCAGCGTAATCAGCACCGATGGCGCGGCACTTGACCGCGCCATCATTTTGCCTAGCGGGAGTCATCATGCAACGATCCAAAGCCAGCTTCTCCGGTCGCCGTGTCAACCTGGTGCGGGGCATGCCATGACCACCCAGCGACTCGCACGTTCGGCGCCGATGAAGCGCTCGACCCCGTTGCAGCAGAAGACGCCTCTCAAGCGTACCGGCTTCCTGCGCCGCACCAAGGAACAAGTCACCAAGAAGGTCTCCAGCCTCAAGTCTCGCGGCATGAAGGGCCGCACTCCGACCGCACTTGAGCGCCGCTTCATGGATGCCGTGGCAGGTCTGGGCTGCATCGCCTGTCTGAAAGACGGCCACGTCAATCCCTGGATCTCCCTGCACCACATCGCCGGCCGCACCGCGGTTAATGCGCACATGTACGTGCTGCCGCTCTGCGCAAATCATCACCAGCATGACGATACCGACCCTGCAGGGCGCATCGGCGTTCATCCGCATAAAGCGAGGTTCGAGTCGATGTACGGCACGCAGATGGAGTTGCTGGCCGAGTGCGTTGCAATGATCGGATGGAACTCACCATGCTGAACTACGAAGTCAAGGGCCCGACCGCGAGCGGCCACTACCTCGTCGGCTACCCGACGCCTGGTGCGCCGCAAATCTTCACCGCGGCCGGCGCCGCTACGAACGAAACACTCGCCAAGCGTGAATGCGCACGGCTGAACGAAGAACAAGTCACCGATCGCCGCGAGGCCATCGTCAGCAACGCCAACATGATTTCCAATGATCTGCGCTCCGAAGCAGAAGGGAGCGAGCCATGAATTATTACCCGTTTCATATAGGAGATTTCCGCTCCGGCACGGTGAACATGAGCAGGCATTCGCGCTGGATCTACCGCGACATGCTGGACGTCTATTACGACACCGAGAAGCCCCTGTCGCTCGACATCGAGGAACTGTGCGACCAACTGGGCGCCGAGAGTGATGACGAACGCCGGATTGTAGAGCGCCTACTTCGCTTCAAGTTCGTCAAAACCGAAGATGGCTACCGTCACGATATTTGCGACCAGGTGATCGCCGAGTACCACGTAAAAGCTGATACCGCGAAAACCAACGGCAAGAAAGGTGGTCGCCCAAAGAAAGCTAACGTGAACCCAGAAAAACCCAGTGGGTTTCAATCAGGTTCCGATCAGCCTACAGATGGGAAGCCGCAGCCTACCGGATCACAAACTAACCAAGAACCAAGAACCAATAAAGAAGAACCCCCCAAACCCCCCGCTGGGGGGCTTACCGTGGTCGCCACACCTGAAAGCAAACCCAAGACCCGCGGCATCGCCTTGAAGACCTTCCTTGCCGACTGCAAGGCAAACGACATTCGGCCAATGCGCGACTACGAGCCGCTGTGGAATTACACCCGTAATGCCAAGCTGCCGGACGATTTTGTCGCCCTGGCCTGGGTCGAGTTCTGCCGCCGCTTCGGTTCTGGTGGCGTCAAGGAAGCGAACCTGCAGAAGGACTGGCGCAAGACGTTCCGGAACTACGTCGAGAACAACTACCTGAAGCTGTGGTCGGCGAACGCCGACGGCGAATACTTCCTGACCACGCAGGGCAAGCAGGCCCAAACCGTAGCGGAGGCAGCGTGACCGCCTACTACAACGAGATCGACAAATACGCGGCCGAGTGGCTGCTCAACTTGATCGACGCCGGTCACATCGCGCCTGGCGTCGTCGACACCAGGAGCATCGAAGATGTACACCCCGACGACCTCAAGGGATTCACTCAGTGCCACTTTTTCGCCGGCATCGGCGCCTGGTCCCTTGCGCTCCGGCGTGCCGGTTGGAGCGACGATCGATCTGTTTGGACCGGTTCCTGTCCCTGCCAACCTTTCAGCGCGGCAGGCCAAGGAGCTGGGTTTGCTGACGAGCGGCACCTATGGCCGGCATTCCACCACCTCATCCGCCAGCGCCGCCCTGCAGTCGTCCTTGGAGAGCAGGTTGCGAGCAAAGACGCAGATCCTTGGGTCGACCTTGTTCAAGATGACCTGGAAGGTGTGGGATACCGGGTCGGGGCGATCCCGTTCCCGTCTGCGGGCGTCGGTGCGCCACACGGACGGGACCGGATTTACTGGGTGGGCAACGCCACTTGCGGCGGACGGAGCGAAAGCCGACTGCACTTTGCCGGCGATTTTGCGGCGAGTCGCCAGCGGCAAGAATCTGAGTCTCGCCATGCAGGAGCGTTTCGCTCACTGGCCCACGACCAGGGCAGCGGACGGGGAGAAGAACGTGCGAACGCTGGCCGGAGCGCTGAAGGAGATCAAGCGGAAGGGCTCGCCGCAGGATCTTTCCCAGGCGGCGGCCTTGTCAATGGCTACTGGAGTTCGGCTGACTGGATTCTCTGCTGCGATCCTGACGGAGCCAGATGGCGGCCAGTTGAGCCCGGCACATTCCCGCTGGCTCATGGCGCTCCCGCCCGAGTGGGACGCCTGCGCGCCTACGGCAACGCGATCAATGCCGAAGCGGCGCGGATCTTCATCGAATGCGTAATGGAGTGCATGCCATGAACCTTGAAGCTGAGCTGTGGAACAAGGTGTTCGACTGGCGTTCGCTGGCCGAGCGAATCGGAGAAGGCGGGGACCCGATTGATATAGCAGAAGCCGCCGTTCTCTTGGTGAATGCAGATGAGCTCGAGAGGATATTAAAGAAGTGGGAGGCAGCGTGAGCGAGATCAAACCACCACCGCACAGCATCGAGGCGGAGCAAAGCGTGATCGGCGCACTCCTGCGGGATAACGACGCGATCGACCGCATGGGCGACCTGCGCGCCGAGCACTTCTACCTCGGCGACCACCAGGTCATCTTCACAGAACTGATCAAGCACCTGAGCACTGGCCGATCCTGCGACGTGATCTCGCTGATGGTAGCGCTCGACGGCAAGATCAACGAGCCCGGCAAGTACCTGAACCAGATGGCGCAGAACACGCCGTCATCGGCCAGCATCGGCCGCTACGCCGGCATCGTGCGCGACAAGGCAGTCAAGCGCGGCCTAATGTCGCTCGGGAAGGACGTCGCCGAGGAAGCTGCGAACTCGCCAGCCGATGCGATCCAACTCCTCGACTCCGCGGGCTCTCGCCTAGAGAAGCTGGCCGAGTCCCGCGTCTCGGATGAGCCGGTGCGCGCCGGTGACGACATGGTGGCCCACATCACGGAAATCGAAAGCCGATACGAGGGCGGCACGAAGGCGATGCCCACCGGCTTTGACGACATCGACAAGAAACTGAATGGCGGCGTGAGGGGCGGGAACTTGATCGTCCTGGCGGGGCGCCCTTCGATGGGGAAAACCGCGCTGGCGATGAACATCGCAACCAACATGGCGGTCGACTACTCGGTCCTGTTCCTGTCGATGGAGATGCGGCGCTCGGAGCTGCACGACCGCAACCTGGCATCCATCGGCCGGATTCCCCTGGATCGCATCATGGAGCCGGAGCGGATGGAGGAGAAGGATTGGGCGAGTCTGACCCACGCGACCATCCGGATCGACGAGCTCAAGCTGTACCTGCACCACCAGGGCGGTATGAGGCTGCTGGACGTACGCATGAAGGCCAAGGGCATCAAGCGTAAGCGCGGCCTCGACATCCTGATGATCGACTACCTGCAGCTCATGGAGGGCGACGGCGACAACCGCAATACGCAGATCGAGGGCATCACACGTGGACTGAAGTCGCTGGCGATGGACCTGGAGATCGGCATTTTCCTGCTGTCGCAGTTGAACAGGAAGGTCGAGGAGCGGCCGAACAAGCGCCCGTTGATGTCGGACCTGCGCGACTCCGGCGCGATCGAGCAGGACGCCGACGTGATCATGTTTCCGTACCGGGACGAGCGGTACAACCCCGACTCGCCTGACAAAGGCCTCTGCGAGGTCAACTTCCCGAAAGTGCGCCAGGGTGAGCCGGGAACCATTGCCTTGACCTACCTGGGCGAATACACGCGATTCGAGAACTGCGCCAGGTGGGTCCAGCGAGCGCCGGAGGATCGGCGCAAACCCAGCAACAAGCTTTCTAGCTATCTGTAAGCAGAACGATCGGTATGAACAACCAAAACACAGGAGGGGCGATGGAATCAAAAGTCGAGTTTGCGGCGACTGATCCGAACAGACTGGAGGCGCTGGACGAATACGTGCATCCCAAGCGCGCCAAGGCAATTCAAGCTGTCCTGGCGGTTCTGCCGGCGACGAAAGCAGAGATCGCGAAACGCGCTGGAGTACATCGCACTACCGTGTTCAAGGTTGTCGCGGAGTTGTACAAGGGGCGGCGAGTGCACATCGCCGCCTGGCAACCACATCCGATTCACGGCCCACCCATGGCGATCTATCGCGCCGGCCCGGGCGAGGATGCTCAGGACACAGTGCCGCGACTGACCAAGAAGGATATCCGGGATCGCTTCGAAAGGCGCCTCAAGGGAACCGAGAGGCATGACCAGCGCAAGGCGCGGCACCGCAGCCGCCATTGGGAGAAGAAAGCGGTAGCGACAAAGAAGGGCTGGGCCGCAGCTCTCGGGCTGTAGGAGACGACCATGAGAATCTACTCATGCCACAACAAGCCGCGCCCCACCGCCAACCGCGCAATTATCGTCCAGGACGGCTATCGCGCCGTTCTGTCTGAGCCGCCGATGCAGTTCTACGCACGCTACGCCACGGTGCCATTTGTGATGTCGACGGAGTGTAAGTACGCACAGCAGCACGCCAGTGATCCGCGATGTGCGGGGTGCGTGCATCAGTCGAGCGTAGACCACAAACAAGTCTCATAACGATCATAGTGGAGAAGACAATGCTTTCAAAGATTATCAGCGATTACAGCAACTTCCTCCGAGCGAAGATCCGTCTTGCGCCTGCAAAAGGCTTCGATGTCCCGCTCGAGCAGATCAACCCAAACCTCAAACCGCACACCCGCGACATCGTCCGATGGGCCCTGCAAGGAGGGCAACGCGCCATCTTCGCCTCATTCGGCCTGCACAAGACCAGCACGAACCTCGAGGTGATGCGCCAGATCGGGATCCGCTTCCCCGAGATGTACCGCCTGATCGTGTTGCCGCTCGGCGTGCGCCAGGAGTTTGCGCGCGAAGTCGCGAAGCGCTTCACCGGCGACTGTGCCGTCGACCTGAAGTTCATTCGCTCGGATGACGAGATGGGCGCACCCGATACCGTCTACATGACGAACTACGAGAGCGTCCGCGAGGGCAAGATCACGATCAATCGGTTCGGCGCCACGTCGCTGGACGAGGCGAGTGTCCTGCGCAGCTACGGCAGCAAGACATATCAGGAGTTCTTGCCGATGTTCGACCAGGTCGAATTCAAGTTCGTGTTCACGGCCACGCCAAGCCCGAACCGCTTCAAGGAGCTGATCCACTACGCAGGCTTCCTGGGCGTCATGGACACTGGTCAGGCCTTGACCCGCTTCTTCCAGCGCGACAGCGAGAAGGCCGGCAACCTGACACTGTACCAGCACAAGGAACAGGAATTCTGGCTTTGGGTCGCCAGCTGGGCGTGCTTCATTCGCCGCCCTAGCGATCTGGGGCACTCGGACGTGGGCTACGACCTGCCGCCGCTCGAGGTCCGCTACCACGAGGTGCCGAGCGACTACGACGCCGCTGGCGCCGAAAAGAATGGGCAAGGCTTGCTGATTCCGAACGTGGCGATGGGGCTGTCGGCCGCCGCGGGCGAGAAGCGGCAGAGCATGGCCGCGCGCGTCGCCAAGGTTGCCGAGATCATTGCGGAAGATCCTGATGGTCACTTCGTCATCTGGCACGATCTGGAGGATGAGCGTCACGCCATCCAGGCGGCGGTACCGGAGGCGATGAGCGTCTGGGGCACGCAGGATCTGGATGAGCGCGAGCAGCGCATCGCCGACTTCAGCGACGGAAAGTTCAAGTATCTGTCGACTAAGCCGATCATCGCTGGTTCCGGCTGCAACTTCCAGGTGCACTGCCATCGCGCGATCTTCGCCGGCATCGGGTTCAAGTTTAACGACTTCATCCAGGCGATTCACCGGATCCAGCGCTTCCAGCAGACGCGCCCAGTCGTGATCGACATCATCCACACTGAGGTCGAGCGTGCGGTGCTGGCCGAGCTGCAGGAGAAATGGCGCCGGCATGACGAGATGCAGGAGAAGATGGGCGAGATCATCCGCTCCTACGGCCTTGACCAGCTTTCGATGCAGGATTCGCTTGCGCGCACGATTGGCGTTGAGCGTCACGTCGTCAAGGGCGAGCGCTTCACGGTCGCCAATAACGACTGCGTTCTGGAGGCGATCGAGCGGCCGGATAACTCGGTCGACCTGATCGTCACCAGCATTCCGTTCGCCAACCACTACGAGTACACCCCGAGCTACAACGACTTCGGCCACACGCAGGATAACGATCACTTCTGGGCGCAGATGGACTTCCTGACGCCGCAACTGCTCCGGATCTTGCAGCCGGGCCGTATCTACGCCTGCCACGTCAAGGACCGGATCAACTTCGGCAACGTCACCGGTGCCGGTGTGCCAACCGTCAGCCCATTCCACGCCGAAGCGCTGTTCCACGGCATGAAACACGGCTTCGACTACCTGGGCATGATCACGGTCGTCACCGATGTGGTGCGCGAGAATAACCAGACCTACCGCCTGGGCTATTCGGAAGTCTGCAAGGACGGCACGAAGATGGGCGTCGGCTCGCCCGAGTACATCCTGCTGTTCCACAAACCGCAGACGGATCGTAGCCGCGGCTACGCTGATGTTCCGGTAACGAAGGCCAAGCCGCTTTGCCGTGGCGATGACGGCACGCCGCTCGATTTCGACCGCAAGCTCGCGCCGATCCCCGGTACCGGCTACAGCGTGGCGCGCTGGCAGGTCGACGCCCATGCCTTCTGGCGCTCGAGCGGCGACCGTCTGCTGAGTGCTGAGGAGCTGGCCAGCTACGGCCCTGCGAAGCTGGCGAAGATGTTCACGGACCTGTCGCTGTCCAACGTCTACGACTACGAGTATCACGTTGCTGTCGGCGAAACCATGCTGGCCAACAAGGCATTGCCGGCTGACTACCTCAGCCTGGCGCCGGGCAGCACTGACCCGATGGTCTGGCACGATATCGTCCGCATGCGCACCCTGAACGGAGAGCAGTCATCCCGCGCTGTCGAAAAGCACGTCTGCCCGTTCCAGATCGACATTGTCGACCGCCTGATCCAACGCTACAGCAATCCGGGCGAAGTCATCTACGACCCGTTCTGTGGCTTGGGAACGGTGCCGGTACGCGCGATGAAGCTTGGCCGCCGCGGCGCCGGATCGGAATTGAACCCATCGTACTTCGCTGATCAGGTGCACTACTGCAGGGCGATGGAGCGCGAGGTTAGCATGCCATCGTTGTTCGACATGGAAGCGATGGATGCGGCGCAGCCTGAACAAGAGGCCGCCTAATGCGATACGCACAATCAGACGAAATCTGCGCCTTCTGCACCGACTTCACCCGCAAGGACGCAGAGCCGCAATACACCGAGCTCGGCATGGGCCGCTGCCACGGCTACGACCAGGACGAGACATCGCCGAAGCGATACGTTGCCTGGAACGAGAGCTGCGTCCTGTTCGACAAGGACAAGGCCAACGTACACGCGCGACGCCAGTTCGCCAACAAGTGCCGCACCGAAGGAGTGCCCGAATGATCGTCGTCCACCTGCCATTTCCGGCGCCAGAGCTCAACCCGAACCGCTGCAAGGGCAAGCACTGGGCCTCGACCGTCGCCCTGCGCAAGTCGGCAAGGGAAACCGCAACCCTACTCACGCGCCAGGCCAGCCGCGGCGTCACGTTCCCGATGGGTCATGAGGTGTCGCTGAAGGTGGTCTTCGTTCAGCCGGATCGTCGTCGCCGCGACCGGGACAACCTTCTGGCGGCAATTAAGCAAAATTTAGACGGGGTCGCGGAGGCCCTCGGAATCGACGATGAACAGTTCAACCCGGTCACCGTCTGCCGGGAGTACGGCCCCAAGCCGGGGAGCGTACGCATCGAAATAGGCGGCAAGCCAGAAGTCCAGTCAGCATAAATCCATAGGGGGAGAACATGAGCTTCAAAGATAACCACAAGCGCACCGAACTTGAAATCGAGATTGAGCGCGACATCACGCCGGGTTTGGGCGCCGTCGATCGCGCCATCGCATTCGTGCGCACACGCAGCACCGCAACATCATCCGAGCTGCACGCGGTGATGGACCTGCCGCCGGATGAACTGCCGTCATGTCACCTGTCGGACGCGCTGGAAGATGGGCGGCTGGTCAAGGATGGCAAGCACTGGACGCTGGGCGCGGCGTCGCTGTCGGCTGGCGGGTTGATTGATGTTGTTGAAGTGGAGGCGGCATGAGCGGTCAAGAATTGCTGGGTAAGGCGGCGCGAATCATCGAGGGCTACGCTGAGTCTTACGATAGGATGGGGCGCATCAGCGAGAGCGGGAAGGTCGATTGCTCCTCTGTCGCTTACGATTTGCGGCGCAACATCGCCGTACAGGTGCGCGCAGCCATCATCGAGCACCAGAACCGACAGGCCGTTCCAGAGGGGTATGTGCTTGTTAAGAAGCCTACTTGGCGCAGGGGCGCGCCTGACAATGGCGGCGAATACGTTTGCTGCGGCGGATACGCGCCATGTCGAGGCGAGTGCGCCGCCTTCGTGCCAGTCAACCGTGAGGGTGGTCAATCTGCAGGCAAGGGAGAGAGCAAATGGCAAAGATGAGCGTGCAGGAGTTGCACAGCGAGATTGCGCACGCGCTTGGCAAGTTGTCCGACCTGTTCGTGACGGGCATGAAGCTCTCGTTCATAGCGCGATTGCCCGGCAACAGCGAGGCTGACGTACTGGTTAGCGACGACAATGAGGCAGATGAGATGATCGCGCTGATTCGCCGCCGGCTCGGACCCACGCGAACTAGCGAGCGGCCGACTGTCGGCAACGACCGAGCATTCATATCTCTTTTGAATGCGGCTTACGGCGCCGATCAAGAGCGCCATAGCTGTGGAGGCGACTTCGGCACGAACAAGCGCGCGGCGGATGCTGAGGACGCCCTCATTGCCTATATCGATAGCAAGATCAACGAGCGAGGCGACGAATGAACGCACCAGCAGACCAAGCAATCCTCGAAGAAGCCCCGCAAGCCGATAGCCCGTTCATCGTCGTCATGAAGCTATGGGCTCGCTGGATGACACTAACCGACAGGCGCGAAGCAGGAGGTTGGGCGCACCCGCAAGACGTCAAGGAGTTCATGCGCGCAGGGGAGGCGGTCGATACGATGGTTAATGATCTGCCAAGTTCGCATCGGTGGGCAATCTACCGTGCGTACGGCATTGCTACCGTGTGGCGGTTCCCGGCGCTGTCGCTGACTGACGTCGTGATCGAGGCCGAAAATATTTTGACGCCGAGGATGCTGAAAAATGTTGACGTGCGGCGATATTTTTCCGAAACGCATTGATTTATGTTGACTGCCGAAAAGTTTCGGATTAGCATTGTCGAGCTAGATGTCGAACCTGCGCTCTAGCGTTACAAAACCCGCCCCGAAAGGTCAGCGGGTTTTTCTATTTGGGCCGCAAGAATGTAAGACAACCGCCCTATATCCATGCCAACAAGGCTGATAGGGAGCTCCACATGATTGATCGCGTAATCGCAAAGATGACCTGCAACTCGCTGGGAACGACGCAGTACCAGTATGGCTCGCAAACGAAAGTGAGCCTTGGTGCCGTCTATAGCACGACCGGCGAGAACAAGGACTTCTGCGACGCAACGCCAAGCGGCGAGTGCTGGATGAATATCGCACCGGGTTTTGCTGCCGCTGAATTCTTCAAGCCGGGCAAGAAATACTACGTGACTTTCACGGAAGCGCCCGACTAAGTACCGAGTCTCCTCCAACCTACCAAGGTTTGGACTTGCCGCCAGCCGCAGAAATGCGCTCGCGGCTTTTTTATTCGAGGTTCGCCGCACGAAGCAGCGCGGCTAGCCTCAACACGATTGAGGCACACATGCCGTTCCCGAAAGAGCTTGCAGCCCCCGTCTACGCGAAGGGCGCGACGCCCGTTGGATCGCCAGTCAAGGTATTTGAGCCATACAAGGCTCCTGCCTTCACCTCGCCAGCGGTTCCGGTCGGTGGTGTCGTCACTACGATGACGCTGCAAAGCACCTCGGCAGCAGACCAGAGCAACGTGCCGTTCACGTTCGGCCATGCGTTCAAGCGTGGCGATCTGGCGCCGGACTGCGCTCTCGCGGGTGCAATCCAGAGCAAAGCCGATCTGCCGCTGCAAGTGAACGTCAAGGCGACGCACGACGACGGCTCTGTGCGCCATGCGATCATCAGTGGCGTGCTGCCTAGCCTGCAGGCTGGCGTGTCGGCGGTAATGGGGATGAAGCGCGTTGCGCCACCCACCTCCGGCGGAGCTGGCCCCGGCCGCCCTTCGGCCATGCCGTCCGCAACGGTGTCGATTGGTGGTGTCGTCTACACCGCCGCTCCGACTGCCGCATCGGCATATGACCTGTGGCTTGGCGGGCAATACGCCAGCGATTTCATCCTCAACGTCCCGTTCGTCGACGCATCCGGCGCCGCACACCCGACGCTGACCGCTCAATTCTCGGTGCGTGCCTACAGCTCCGGCGCCGTCCGTGTCGATGCTGTGATCGAGCATTGCAAGGCTTTCACCTCTGTTGCCGACATCACCTACGATGTCACGCTGTCGGCCAATGGCACCACTGTCTACAGCCAAGCTGGCCTCGTACACACGCCGACTGCCCGCTGGAAGAAGCAGTTCTGGTACGGCGCAGCCCCGGCGCTGCACATCAAGCATGACACCGCGTACCTGATCGCCTCGCGCGCCGTCGCGAACTACGACCAGAGCATCAAGGTGCCGGAAGATGTTCTCGCCGGTTATGCCTCATACATGAAGGCTAACCCGGCCAAGTTTGGCCCGATGGGCTTCGGTCGCTTCGAGCCGGGTATGGCTACCACTGGCGGCCGCGCCGAGATCGGCCTCATGCCGGACAGTTACGTCGCTACCGTCCTGACGATGGACAAGCGCGCCAAGGACATGATGCTTGGCTGCGCCGATGCCGCAGGTAGCTGGCCAACTCACCGCCGCGACGATGGAAGAGCGCCGGGATGCACCAAGCCTGGCACCGGCATGCCCATCAGCGTTCTGGCCTACCCGTACATGAGCACCATCGGCACGAATGGTGACTGCACCAACCCGGCCACCGGCAAGGTGGAAAAGCTCCCGGCTCTGACCACCAACACTCTCGGCAAGCCGGACACGTCGCACCAAGCGGCGTTCGCCTACCTGCCGTACCTGCTGACTGGCGACTACTATTATCTGGAGGAGCTGAAGTTCTACGGTTCCTACAATAACTACTCGGCCAACAGCTGGTATCGCACCTTCGAAAAGGCGATAGTGAACGGCGACCAATGCCGGGGCCAAGCGTGGAGCCTGCGCACCATCGCAGAAGCCGCTGCCATCCTGCCGGACGATGACCCGGAAAAGCAGAGTTACATCTATTGGTACGAAACCAATATGGCGTGGTACAACGGCGCGTACACGGATGGCCCCAGCGCGAATCCGGACACCGCCAAGTATTACAACGAACTCGGCATCAACAGCGTCGGCGCGGTGGTCTATGGCGTCAACGGCGGTACCAATAACGGCATCGCCCCGTGGCAAGATGACTTCTTTACCCAAGCCATCGGCCACAGCGTCGAACTGCTAGGCTACGAGTCGGGTAAGCGGCTTCTGAAGTGGAAGGCCAAGTTCCCGATCAGCCGCATGCTGGACCCGGCTGTGTGCGTGCAGCTGTCGTGCAACTATTCGTTGGCGGTGTGCCCCACCAAGGGTCAACCGTTCTACAAGACGCTGGCCGAGTGCTTCAATGCCACTCTGCCGGACAAGTACAAGGCAGCGGCATGCAACTCGCCACAAATGCTGTCGATGATGTCGTCGAAGTGCCTACCGGGCGACATCGACGGCTTCCCGGCTTCGACCGAGGGCATGCCGGCTGACTATCAACCGGCCTTGGCGATGGCAGTGGACTGCGGATATGAAGGCGGTCTCGATGCGTGGAAGAAGTTCGACTCGCGCCCAACCAAGCCGCCGTACGGCACTGGCGCACAATTCGCCATCGTTCCGCGCCTGCTGACGGAGGCTGTATCCGTTCCGATTCCTACGCCTATCCCGACGCCGCCGATTGGCTCGCATCTGCCTGACCCGACCCCGCTGCCGGCACCCGCTCCGCAGCCCCTGCCGACTCCGGCCCCAGTGCCGGCGCCAGCCCCGATTCCTACTCCGCAACCCGCACCAACGCCGACACCCGTTCCAGTCGCGACCACGCAGTACCAGGAAGTGAAGGCTGACGATGTGATGTCGTTCTACGCGAGGAGCTTCAAGGCGCCGGACGGCCAGACCATGACGCGCGCCGACTGGTTCTATGACCAGGCAAAAGGCGTCGTCGTGTTCAAAGTGACGACCACCAAACCGTAAAGCGGGTCGCAGATGGACAACGCCGAAATCTACCGCGCAGTGATCCTGCGAGCCGTGCTTGGCCCCGGTGCCAGCACGGCAAAGGTTGTCGATCTCCAGAGGCTTAATAGCATCTGCGCCCATCTGGCCGATTGCGAAGAGGCGCAGCGCACTTTACGCCGTAAGGGGTACGGGAAGCCCGGCATGACGTTCGTTGAGGTCGCCAAGAGCATACCTGACCATGTAAAGAGCGTCCTGCGCAGCGTGTTCCGACCAGCTGGCACGGAGGCGACACAGGATAGGTCGCATCTCGACGAGGCGTTTGATATCTGGACATCGAAGTAACGAACATTTTTAGCCGGAGCGGCAATAGAGGAACCAATCATGGCGCAAACGGAGAAGTCTGCGCTGGACTGGGAACGAATTGAATAGGCAAAATGCAGACATCTACGCCGCAAAACATAAGCGCCGCGCTAATATGTACGCATGAGACCTGAAAAATTCAAAGACGCCCTTTCGAAACTCGGCTGGAGTCAGGCCGAATTCGCTCGGCGCACTGGTATTGATGCGACGACGATTAGCCGGTGGATGCAAGGCCATTCGCCATTGCCTGCATGGGCGGCCGAGTACGTGCGGGTTCTCCTTCTCGCTAAGGAGATGCTGGGATGATCGGTGCTGAGTGCGAGCGAATTCTGGCTAAGCCCCAGAATCGATCGGATGAGATTCGCATTACCTGCACGACTTGCGGCATATCCAAGCACCTATCTGAGTTCCAGAGGCATAAGCGCGGAAAGCACGGGCGAAGGTCGAAGTGCACTGCATGCCGGAACATAACTCGCATGGAGTGGATTGACGCGAACCGTGGGCGGGTTAGAGCATTAGGCAAGGCTGCTGCGGCGGCCAGGCGCAAAACGGACGATGGCGCTGAGAAGCACCGGCAAGCAAGCGTTCGCTACTATCGAGCAAACCGCGACAAGGTGCTTGCTTATAGACGGATGAGGTGGGCGGAAAGCCCAGTGCTTAGGCTTCTCGCTTGGCAGAGAACAAGCCTTCACCGCCTGCTAAGAGACAAGCGCATCCCTACGGATTCGAGCTGCGCAGCAATGCTGGGGTACACGGCAAGTGAGTTGCGAGCGCATATCGAGCGCCAGTTCACAAAGGGCATGAGTTGGGATCTTGTTGGTCCGTACATCCACATCGACCACATTCGCCCGGTGGCTGACTTTGTGCGAAACGGGATAACGGACGCGAAAGTGGTTCACGCTCTGGCAAACCTTCGGCCAATGTGGGCAGATGAGAACCGCGCAAAGCGGGACAAGATTGAGTTCCTGATTTAGGTTTGGCCACAGGGAAGCGCCACTCGCAACTCTGGTTACGCGGCGAGGTATCCGCACGGAAGAAATAAATGGAGCTAACTGCAAAGCAAAAGCGTTTCGTCGACGAGTACCTGATCGACCTGAACGCGACGCAGGCAGCTATCCGAGCTGGGTATAGCAAAAGCACTGCAAGAATCACCGCGTGTGAAAACCTAACAAAACCTAACATTGCTGACGCAATAGCTGCCGCGATGATTGAGCGCCAGAAGCGCACCCAGATCACCCAGGACCGCGTCTTGGAGGAACTTGCGCGCATCGCATTCTTCGATATCCGCAAGCTGTACAACACCGACGGATCGCTCAAACGTCCGGATGAGCTCGATGATGACGCTGCCGCTGTCCTCTCTGGCGTCGATGTGACGGAGATGGGTGGCAATGACGGTCCTGTGACTTTCACCAAGAAAGCCAAAGTGTTCGACAAGACTGCCGCCCTGACATTGGCAATGCGACACCTCGGAATGCTGAAGGACAAGGTCGAGCACTCGGGCGAGATCAAGAATCCGGAACTGAAACTGGTCCTCAATGGAACTCAACCTGCATCCCCGCCAGACGCAGGCGTTTCTCACTGAGGCGACAGAAATACTGTATGGCGGTGCCGCGGGAGGCGGTAAGTCGCACCTGATGCGCGCCGCTGCAATCGCCTGGTGCACGGATATCCCCGGCCTGCAGGTCTACATCTTCCGGCGCGTGTCGGACGACCTGACGAAGAACCACATGGAAGGCCCGAGCGCCTTTCCTGCGCTACTTAGTGAGTGGATCGACGCCGGTCACGTCAAGGTCAACTACAGCAAGAACAGCATCGAATTCTGGAACGGCGCAAAGATCCACCTGTGCCATTGCCAATACGAGAAGGACCGATTCAAGTACCAGGGCGCGGAAATTCACGTCCTGATGATCGACGAGCTGACGCACTTCACGGACACGATCTATCGCTATCTGCGTGGTCGCTGTCGACTCGGCGCGCTGCGCGTGCCAGATAGGTATCGCGGCTTATTTCCCCGCGTGATTTGCGGATCCAACCCGGGTGGCGTCGGTCACAACTGGGTCAAGGCGACTTTCATCGATCCGGCAGCGCCGATGAAGATTACGCCTCAGCCAAAAGCTGAAGGCGGTATGCGCCGGCAGTACATCCCTGCCAAACTGGAAGACAACCCTACACTGACTGAGGCGGATCCGGACTATGTCGATCGCCTGGAGGGTCTTGGTAACCCCGAGTTGATTAGAGCGATGCGCGACGGCGACTGGGATATCGTCTCCGGCGGCATGTTTGACGACCTGTGGCATCGTGACACGCACGTGCTGGCACCGTTCGACATCCCGTCATCCTGGCGGGTTGATCGCGGGTTCGACTGGGGTAGCAGTAAGCCGTTCTCGGTGATCTGGTTTGCCGAAAGCGATGGCACCACAGCCACGATGAAGGACGGCACAAAGCGCACGTTCCCGCGCGGTTCGATCTTTGCCATCGATGAATGGTACGGCTGGAATGGCAAGCCGAACGAGGGTTGCAAGATGCTCGCGGTCGATATCGCGACCGGTATCGTGGACCGAGAGAAGGAAATGCGGCTTGAGGTGAAACCCGGGCCGGCCGATACCTCGATCTTCGACACGCAGAACGGCATGTGCATCGCTGACGACATGTCGAAGAAGAGCGTCAGGTGGGAAAAGGCAGACAAGTCTCCTGGCAGTCGAAAGAACGGCTGGGAAATGATCCGCAAACTGATGAAGCAGGCCAGGACGAGTGATCTTCCTGGCCTTTTTGTATTCGACACCTGTATTCACGTGATTCGCACGCTGCCGGTCCTGCCTCGCGACCAGAAGAACTCGGACGACGTCGACACCGACGCTGAAGACCACGCGCCAGACGTTGTGCGCTACCGATGTAGCGCAAGGAAGCGTTTAGCGACTATCGAACCGCTGCGAATGTAAAGGACTCCATGGGTGACGTAAGCACAAAAACCGATTCCGTCACGGCGATGGAGCCGGATTGGGAATTGGCGCGTGCGCTGCTCGGTGGAACCCGGGCGATGCGCGCTGCTGGACAGAAGTATCTGCCGAAGTGGCCGAACGAAGAGGACGAGGCGTACAGGTGCCGCTTGGCTTCGGCAGTCCTGTTCCCAGCCTACAAGCGCACGATCGACACGCTGACGGGCAAGCCGTTCTCCGAGCCGATCACGCTTGGCGACGATGTGCCGGCCAATATCGCGGAGTGGACTGAGGATATCGACCTCCGCGGCCGGAACATCGACGCGTTCGCTGCCGACCTGATGGAATCTGCGCTCGGCTACGGCATCTGCGGGATCCTGGTTGACTACCCGAAGACGCAGGGCGAAGATGGTAAGCTGCTGTATCCCACGCGTGCAGCGGAGATTGCTGCCGGCGTTCGTCCGTACTGCATCCAGATCCATCCCTGGCAAATCCTCGGGTGGCGCGACGAGTACCAGGGCGGCGTTTGGCGCCTGACGCAGCTTCGCCTGATGGAGTGCGTCGACGAGCCTGATGGCGACTACGGCGTGAAGTCGGTCGAGCAGGTGCGCGTCTTGACGCCGGGCGCGTGGGAGCTGCAGCGGCAGAACGATAAGAAGGAATGGTACTCGTACGACAGCGGCACCACGAGCCTGAGCATCATCCCGTTCGTGCCGGTCTACGGCCAGCGTGCTGGATTCATGATAGGCCGCCCGCCGCTGATCGAGGTGGCGAATCTCAACGTTGCCCACTGGCAATGCGCTAGCGATCAACAGACGATCCTGCATATGGCACGTGTGCCTATCCTCGCCGTGATCGGAGTAGATGACACGTTCCAGATGACTGTGGGCGCAGCCAGCGCCGTCAAGATTCCGCTGAATGGCGACATGAAGTGGGTCGAGCATAGCGGCAAGGCGATCGAAGCCGGCGCCGACGAGCTCGAGGCACTGGAAGAGCGCATGCGCCAGGCCGGCGCAGAGCTGCTCGTGCTGCGCCCGGGGAAGATCACGGCCACGCAGACGGCTACCGAGAACGCCGTTGGCATGTGCGCACTGCACCGGATTGCCAATAACCTGGAGGACGCACTCGATCAGGCACTGCAAATCTGCGCTGATTGGGTTGGTGAGCCGACCGGTGGAAGTATCCAGTTGTTTAAGGATTTTGGGGCAGCATCCTTGGCTGAAGCATCCACTCAAATCCTTCTCGATGCCGCTACCGCTAACAAGATAAGTAACGAGACCTTGTTCTCTGAACTTAAGCGACGCGGTGTGGTGTCGCCCGAGCTGACGTGGGAAGACGAGAGGGATAAGATTGACGCGCAAGGTCCAGCACTCGGCACCATGACGGACCCCGTTACCAATGGCTAGCGTCAACGAGAATCTGCGCGACGCCGACATCAGCCATCAGGTCGACCTGCAGCACTACGCCAACGGCATCGTGCGCAAGATGATCGCGCTCTTGAACCGCACGGACTCCGATCTGTTCGCACAGTTGACGGTGGCACTAGAGAAGATGCCGCCCGAATCGTTCAACGTCAAGCGCCTGGAGCAGTTGCTCACGAGCGTGCGCGACCTGAACACGCAGGCGTATGCGGCGCTGTCGGACGAGCTGCATACCGAGCTTGCTGACCTCGCCGAGTACGAATCCGGCTATCAGGCGCAGTTGTTCCGCTCGGTGATCCCGGCGCAGATCGTCGCGCAGGTCGATATCGCCACGGTGGCAGCAGAGCAGGTGTACGCCGCGGCGATGGCGCGCCCGTTTCAGGGTAGGCTGCTGAAGGAGTGGTCTTCGACCATCGACGAGAACCGCATGGCGCGCATCCGTGACGCTGTGCGCATTGGCTACGTCGAGAACCAGTCGGTAAGCGAGATTGTCAAGCGCGTACGTGGGACGAAGGCCAAGGGCTACAGCGACGGCATCATCGAGATTGACCGCCGTAACGCTGAGGCCGTAGTCCGCACGGCGATCAACCACACGGCTGCATTCACGCGCAATCGCTTCCTGCAGGCAAACAATGACCTGATCAAGGCTGTGGTTTGGACCTCGACGCTCGATAGCCGTACCTCCGAGGGCTGCCGGCTGCGCGATGGACTGAAGTACACACCGGACGAGCACAAGCCGATCGGACACAAGGTGCCTTGGCTCGCTGGCCCGGGTGCTCTGCACTGGAACTGCTTCCCGGCCGGAACGCTGGTTACGTCATCCAGTCCGATCCGCGCTGTGATGAAGCGTTGGTTTGATGGTGATCTGATCATCATCAATACTGCCGGCGGTCGACTTGTATCCTGCACCCCAAATCACCCGATATTGACGACGCGCGGCTGGGTCGCTGCTGAGCAGATCGATCGTCTGGATCAGGTGGTCTGCGACGGCGGGAGTCAATGGGTGGCTTGCGGAGATGACGATAGCGACGATATGCCAGCCCGAATTGAGGATGTAACGGAAGCGTTCCTCGCATCGAGCGGCATGGTCTCCATGGAAGTGCCAGTGTCCGCCCCATACTTCCACGGCGACGGAGCCGGTAGTGATGTCGCAGTTGTAGGGGCCGATAGGGGTTTGCTGGTCGCACGTGAGACCAGCAGCACGAAGCATCTCGACCAATTGGGTCTCGTAAGCGGAGACTCGTTGACTGCCGTTCCTGTAGCGCGTTTCGGCGCCTTTGGCGCGCTCCTGAATGCTTCGTTTGCGGCCGGTCGCCGCCTTGTGCGCCGCAGCCGTGAGATGCTGAATTTGCTCCGGAGTCGCGTTAGCCATGCGTGCGAGCTGCTGCTCCGTCCGATTCCGCGGTTTAACGCCGGCGGATTCCAGGTGCCGCAATACGACGCTGGGAGCGGTGTTGAAGTGCTTGGCGATGCCAGCGACGCCTGTACCACTGCGGAACAACTGAAGCAACTCATCCTGCGGAAGCGACTTCAGTACGGTCGAGACACTATAGCCGTGAGAAGTGAGAATCCGCGCGATGACTTTTTGCGTAACAGCGAGGCTCTTGGCGATGGCGGCTGCGCTTTCGCCGGCTTTGAATCGAGTGATAATCGGCTCGGGATCAAGGCGGTGGACGTTCCCTCGCATGACCACGCCACTAAGTTTGAGGATGGTGGCGATAGTGGGCGCACTGAAGCCAAGCTCGCGGCCGATATCATCGCTGGAGCGGCCGGCGTTGTATTCCTTGACGATGTAGTCAGCGTGAGTCGTTGCACGTTCTCTGGGCATGTCTATAACCTCGAAACGGAGTTAGGGGCTTATACGGCTAACGGTATTATAAGCCATAACTGCCGCAGCACGAGCGTTCCTGTAACGAAAAGCTGGGGCGAACTTGGTGGCGTCGATATCGGCGAGTTCAATCCCGAGACGCGCGCCTCGATGGACGGTCAAGTACCAGCTGATACGAGCTACGCGGACTGGATCAAGAAGCAGCCAGCAGGGCGCCAGGACGAGATTCTAGGCGCAACGCGAGGCAAGCTGATGCGCGACGGACAGCTGACGCTCGACCGCTTTTACAACGAGCGCGGCAAGTACCTCACGCTAGACGAATTGCGCAAGCGTGATGCTGCTGCATTTGAGAGGGTAGGGCTATGATGACGGCGCATAGACAGTGCGGTCCATTTGAATACACGAGGGCAGGTGCGATCTACTGCATGCGAATCGGGAGGCTCGCAGCTCTTGTCGTAGGGCGCAAGTTCTCGTTTAGATTGATGCCGTAGCGTCCTATAATGACTGAATGAGCCGCTTCACCGTCATCGAAGGCACGCCGCCTCCCGATACCCGGGAGCAGCGCGTCATCGACCGTATCAAGAAGCTGCCCAAACCTGCGAACATGATCCAGTGTCCGCGCTGCGGATGCCGCGAAGTGCTGCCGCTGACGACCGGTGCGCTGCTGCGGGACGGGAAGGTGGCAGGGGGCACGACAGTGCATGTTTGCGCTGCGTGCTTCATGAAGGGGGAGCGCGTAGTGCTCGCGTAGCACACTGGACAGGCGTAAAATAGACGAGCCGCAAAGGTGGTGGAACACCGATGCGGCTCTAGCCAATTAACCTCTCTGGAAGGTTCATATGGGTTCCGCATTAGAGCATTGTTCCGTTGTGAATTGCAAGAATTATGCGTTACACGCGTCAGGCAGAGGCGAGAAGTTATGTCGCGCGCATTACAAAAAGAAATTGAAGTACGGCGACCCTTGTCATGTGCATGTGAGGTTAAGCGAGGCGATGACATGGGTGGAAAATGCCATCAGTTACGCTGGTGATGATTGTCTAATCTGGCCGTTTGCCCGATCTGGTCAGAAATATGGATGTATGCGCTTCCGTGGATCTACGCGCCTTGCGCATCGTGTGATTTGCGAGTTAGCACATGGCAGCCCTCCATCGCCGTCAAGTCAAGCCGCACATTCCTGCGGAAAGGGGCACGAGGGTTGTGTCAATCCTAAGCACCTGCGATGGGATTCCCGAGCCGGCAACTTCGCCGACAAGATCAAACATGGAACAGATAGTCGGGGCGAGAAAAGCGCGCTTGCAAAAATCACCAATGACGACGTGATTCGGATTCGATCTTTGCGTGGCAAAATGAGCCAGAGTGCAATCGGCGCGGAATACGGATTGACTCAGCCGACCATCAGCAAGATTCAATCAGGCAAGCGTTGGAGTTGGATGCCTTAGTTCGAACTGCCTATCAATCGAAGCCAGCCTAGTGCTGGCTTTTTTCTTGCCCGGACGAAGCTTCGAATGGGCGCTTCGGGTCGGATGACCCTGTTAACGCTGACGGATGTCAGGGGAGTAAAAGTATGCCTTTCAAATTTCTAGCTGACGGCACGATTGCGATCGATGCCGAAAAAAAGCTGCCGATCTTCATCAACGCCGAGGGCACGGAAGCCCCGTTCGATGCAGACGGCACGGTAGCAACGATCAGCCGGCTCAACGGTGAGGCCAAAGCCCACCGAATCGCCAAGGAAACCGCCGAGGCCGCGCTCAAGCCCTTCAAGGACGCCGGCATCGAGGATCCTGCCGCAGCCGCAGAGGCTGTCAGGCTGGCGAAGAACCTGAAAGAAGGTGACCTGGTCACGGCTGGCAAGGTACAGGAAATCAAGGACGCCGCCGCCGCATCCGCCAAGCAGGCAGTCGCCGATGCGACCCGCGCAGCCGAGGCGCGCGAGAAGGCGCTGGCCGAAACCAACCAGAAGCTGACGGCCGACCTGAACAATCACATCATTGGCGGCAGCTTTGCGAGCTCCAAATTCATCTCCGACAAGTTGATCATCCCGGCCGACATCGCACAGAAGGTCTTCGGCGACCGCTTCAAGGTCGAGAATGGAAAGCTGGTGCCGATGGGCGCCGATGGCAACCCGATTTTCTCGGCGACCGATCATGGCAACCACGCGGGCTTCGATGAGGCCCTGCAGGTCATGGTTTCGCAATATGCAAACAAGGATTCTATCCTCAAGGGCACCGGCGCTTCAGGTGGCGGCGCCCAAGGCGGTGGTGGCAATCGTGGCGGGAAGGAAATCTCCCGCAAGCAGTTCGAGTCCATGAATCCGGTCGATCGCCAGGCTGCAGTGAAAGCCGGTACGACCATCGTGGATTAAGCAGTATCGGTCGCAAGACCAGCAGTACCTGTATCGCAATGCCAAACCCTGGATGGGGGAATTGGCGTATGGGCTGGATGGCCTGTGCAGTTATTCAACTCTTACTTCGATTTTCCAAATGACCCGCCTCGAGCGGGTTTTTTACTCCTGAAAGGTAAAGCAACATGGGTACTTTGACTCTGACTGGCCTCATTCCGACCATTTACGAAGCGATGGACGTCGTGTCCCGCGAAAAGGTCGGCTTCATCAACGCCGTTTCGCAAGACTTCAGCGCCGAGCGCGCCGCACTGAACCAGACCGTGCGCTCGCCGGTTGTCGGCGCGATGGCCGCTGAAGACCTGGCCGCGGCGCCGTACGCTGCCGACACCCCGAACCAGACCATCAACTACGTCGACATGTCGATCACGAAGGCCCGCTCGGTCCCGTTCGGCATCACCGGCGAAGAAACCAAGGGTCTGCAAAGCGCCGGCACTCTGCAGCAGGTCAACCGCGACCGTATCGCCCAGGCCCTGCGCACCCTGACCAACGAGATGGAGGTAGACCTGTACCAAGAGGTCTACAAGTCGGCCAGCCGCGCATACGGCACTGCTGGCACCACCCCGTTTGGCACCGCTGGCGACTTTTCGGACTTCGCTGGCGCCCACGAGATCCTGGACGAGAACGGCGCACCGGACGCAGATCGCCACCTGATCCTGGGTTCGACCGCCATCCGCAACATCCGCGGCAAGCAGTCGGTCCTGTTCAAGGCGAATGAGGCCGGCACCGAAGACCTGCTGCGTCGCGGCATCATCGGTCAGGTCGAGGGCCTGGACGTGCACCAGTCGGCAGCCATCAAGGGCACTGTGACCGCCGGCACCGCCGCCTCCGAGACCACGAATGCCGCTGGCTATGCCGTCGGCGCCACCGTCATCACCCTAGCTTCGGCCGGCACCGGCACCATCCTGGCGGGCGACTTCGTCTCCTTCGCCGGCGACAGCCGCAAGTACCTGGTGACCTCGGGCGACACCGATGTGTCCAACGGCGGTACCTTCACCATTGCCGAGCCAGGCCTGCTGCAAGCCATCCCGGCATCCGCGACCGCCATCACCGTGGTCGCAACTGGCACCCGCAACATCGTGCTGCAGCGTTCGGCCATCCAGCTCGCCACCCGCGCGCCGGCCATGCCGGAAGGCGGCGACGACGCGGACGACGTGATGATGGTGACCGATCCGGTCTCGGGCATCACCTACGAGTTTGCGATCTACAAGCAGAAGCGCCAGGTGCGTTACGAGGTCAACCTCGCCTGGGGCAAGAAGCTGATCGCTCCGCGTCACACCGGCATCCTGCTGGGCTAACCGCAACGGGAGGGCTTCGGCTCTCCCGGTTTTCAGCATAGGAGTAAGCATGCAGACAATGAAGGTAAAGCCATGGGGTGCGGGGCAGGGCGATCACGTGGTGATCAACCGCGAAGATTTCGACGCGACTGTGCACGAAGCACTGGAGCCTGTCGACGTTATTGTTGGCGAGAGCTCCGGTGAAACCCTGTCGGCTGTCAGCAACGAACAGCACGAATCGCCTACGGCACCCGCCAAGCGCGGTCGGAAGGCGAAGGTTGGATAAGGACCGCGCCGAGTCATGAGAATCTTAGACAGACTCCCGGCAACCGGGCGGAAGTTAACGGCTGACGAGAAGGCAGCAGTCGACGCCCTCAATGCCAAGTATGCAAACGTACCGTTCAAGGCTATGCCGGCACGGCATTTGATCTTGAAAAAGAAGCGTGACGTTCAAGCCGAATAAGGAAACACCGTGGCCCTGATCACCGAAACCGGCGCAGCCTTGGTCAATGCAGAGTCGCTTTGCTCCGTCGAAGCCGCGACCGCCTATCACGCGAAACGCGGCAACGCTGCCTGGGCTGCACTTGCCTCTGACGCGGTACGCGAGACCATGCTTCTGCGCGCCACCGACTACATGGAAGCCGTCTACAAAGGCCAATGGGCCGGTATGCGCAAGAACGCCGCTCAAGCCCTGTCGTGGCCGCGATACCTGGTGCCGATCCGTGATTTGCCGATGCGCCAGTTTTACCCGGACAACGTGGTGCCGCCGCAAGTCGTCAACGCCTGCGCCGAACTGGCGCTACGGGCGATCAAGGGTGAGCTGGCGCCTGACGTCAAGCGCCTTGCCAAGCGCGTCAAGGTCGACGTCATCGAGACCGAATACGTCGACGGTGCATCGCCCTACACGCGCTTCCGATTGATCGACAAGATGCTCGAGCCGTTTCTGTGCGGTTCGGATATGAATATTCGACTGGTGCGGGCGTAAATATGACTGTGATCTGCTGGGATGGCCGTACCTTAGCTGCCGACAAAAGGATGGATTGCAACGGCTATCCCGCGACGGTCACCAAGATCTTCCGTATGCCGGATGGCTCGCTGATCGGTGGCGCTGGCGATTCGGACGTCATCAGCGCATTGCGCCAGTGGTATCTGGACGGCTGCAATCCTGGCGCCTATCCAGACAACCGTGGGGAGCAGGGCTGCTACGCCACCCTCATGGTGGTCACGGCGGCGCGTGAGGTGCGGCTGTACCTGTCCAGTCCGATACCGATCCAGATGCATAACCAGACCTTCGCCATCGGCTCGGGTGCGGATTACGCACTCGCTGTAATGCATCTCGGCCATAGCGCCAAGAAAGCTGTCGAAGTGGCCTGCGCGCTGGATACCGGCTGCGGCAACGGCATCGATACGCTGAGGATGGCATGAGCTTCGACTATGACGAAATCGCATCAACCGCCGACGAGCTGCTCGCCGAGTTCGGGCAATCGTGCGTGCTGACCTCGATCACGGACGGCGCCTACGACCCGGAGACGGGCGAAGCTGGCACGAGCACGACGCCGCATCCAGCCACCGCGGCGGTCTTCGCCTACCCGCAACGGTTCGTGGACGGCACGCTGATTCTGACAGGCGACAAGCGCGCGCTGGTGTCGCCCGTTGGCCTGACGGTCGATCCGAAGCCGGGCGACACGCTGACCGATACGGCGAGCGCGGTATTTCAGGTGATCGACGCGAAGCCGATCGCGCCGGCCGGTGTCGCGGTGCTGTGGATCCTACAGGTGCGCAAATGAATGTCATGAAGGTTGAAGTAAGCACGGCTTGGTGGCTGATCCCATATTTCTACATATTGGCGATCGTGTGCACTGTGTGCCGTACCGAACCTGATGAACAAAAGCTCACACGGATGATCAACCGTGCGCTCCGCTTCAAGCTGGTGCAGGCATGAGCGGCTGGAGCATCCCTTTGGATGAGTTAGCTGCACAGCAGATGCTCGACCTAACCACAGTGGCGCGCAAGTCGACACTTGACGTGTTCCGCGCCGTAGTTACTCGCACTCCTGTCGGCAACCCTGAATTGTGGGCACAGAATGCGACAGCAGCGGCGCACAATCAGGAGATCGCGACCCATAACGCGGCCCTGCGCCAAGACCCTGCGAACCTGACCAAGAACGGGCGACTGAAGCGAGGATTGAAGCGCAAGGACATCATGGAGATCAAGGCTCCGGCCGGATACGTCGGCGGCCGGTTCCGCGCAAACTGGAATGTGACCTACGGCGCGCCGAACTTTGCGACCACCGAAAGCACAGAGAAGCAGCGCGGCTACGAAGAGGCGCAGAAGGCGATGACGCTGCCTGTTGGCGGTCTTGTCTACTTGAGCAATGGTTTGCCCTATGGTCCTCGTCTAGAGTACGAAGGCTGGAGCAAGCAGGCTCCGTCCGGAATGATCCGGGTGTCGGCGCTTGAGTTCCAAGATTACGTTAAGAGAGCTTTGGCTCAACAAGGATGAAGAATATGAAGAACGTCGCAGGCGCACTTTCGCTGTTCATTACGCTGCCCATTTGGTACTACTTGGTCTACCAGATTCTGGCGCGCGTCAACGCAAGTGAGTTGATGTGGTTCCTCTATTGGATCTACGTGCCGCTCGGTTCGTTGGTGCAGATTCTGTCGAGGATGGTCGAAGGGTCTGGGAAATGAGAGTAACCCGCATCCCCGGCGACCACCATGATATCGGCGACCGTCCGTGTACCGTCTACCTAAACGAAGTCCCGGTCGCTGACTGGATCGTGGCTGACGACTTCCGCCGCGTGGTGGAAACGCCTGATGGGGCGCGCTTTGGCTCGGTGCGCATCGACATGCAGCCGCAGACCGAGGGACCGGCAGAGGAGGCGGCAACGCACCTGTGCGGCATGTTCGTGCCAGAGCCTAAGCCAGAAGCACCTGCAATCGAGATCATCGAGGCGGAACCAGAGCCGGTGAAGCCTGTCGCGAAAGCACGTCCAGCCCGGCGTAAGGCTCGCAAATGAGCGACGCCCTCGTCCGCGCAGCCTTCGAGACGCGCCTCGCAGCATGGGCGGCAGCGCAGAGTCCGGCGATTCCGGTAGCGTACGAGAACGCCACGTTCACGCCACCAACTGGCCGCTACGTGCGCTGCTTCCTGATTCCGGCGCCGACCGACTGCGAGACCATGAACGGCGAGCACCGCAGGCGCATGGGCGTGTTTCAGGTGAGCCTGTGCATGCCGATTGGATCCGGACCGGCTGCTGCGACCGCGCTGGCCGCGTCGCTCGATGCTGCATTCCCGATTGCCCTGCCGATGACGCAAGGGAGCATCAAGGTGTTCCTGCTGTCGCCGATGTCGATTGCGCCGGCGCTTCAGGAAGACAACAGGTACGTCGTTCCGGTGTCCTGCACCTACCGTGCCGACACCATCGTTTAACCCGCAACCTCATTCTAAGGAGTCTCGCTGCAATGAATAGCACCGATCAAATGGCCGCACTCGGCTTGAAACCCTCGGATTACGAGACCGGCACCCTCGATCGACTTAGCGCTGCTGCGAAGGAGCTCGAGAAGCAGTTGAATAGCTTTCCCGGGCTTGTCGAGGCGACTCTCGAATCCATCGAATATGGAAGCGCAGGAGGGCCGACAAGGAACAAGTTCTACCTGAAGGTTAGGCACGTGCAGAAGGTGTTCTAGCCGTGAGCCAAACTACCAAAGAGCTGCACCAAACCCTGATCCGCCTCCTGAAAGGCTGCCTATCGGCTTGGGAGAAGTGGTTGGAAAAGCAGTAACCCTAGCACCACCGCAACACTGCCTCGCGGCCTGCCCTGAAAAGCGCAGTCCGAATGCCTCGCAGAAATCGATCGCCGCCTCGAGCGGCTTTTTCATTTCTTGAAAGGCAAACATCATGGCAGTTAGTCTCCCGAACGGCGCAACCATCGCCATCGCAACTGGTTACAGCGCATCGTCGCCGATTACCGCAGTCTCCAACGCCAACCCGGCTGTCGCCACCATCACCGGCGGTGCTGTCACCACTGGCGACATCGTCGTCGTCAAATCGGGCTGGTCCCGCCTGAACGATCGCGTCGTCCGCGCCGGCTCTGGCGGCACTTCCGTCACCCTGGAAGGCATCAACAGCACTAACGTGTCGACCTATCCGGCTGGTTCCGGTCTGGGCTCGATGGTCGAGGTGTCCGGCTGGCAGCAAGTCACTCAAATCCTCGAAACGAGCTCTTCTGGGGGCGAGCAGGGCTTTGTCAATTATTCCTTCCTGGAAAGTGATGCAGAGTATCAAATCCCGACCGTCAAGAGCCCAGTCAGCTTCAAATTCAAGATCGCTGATGATGCCACTCTGGCTCACTACCCGGTTCTGGATGCCGCCGACATCGCCCGCACCCCCCAGGCCGTGCGCCTCCTGTTGCCCACCGGATCGGTGATCTACTGGAATGCGTATGTCACTCTGAGCCGCACTCCGACCCTGACCAAAAATGAGGTTATGGGCCTAGAGGTTACGATGAGCTTGGTCTCTGAAGTGACGCGCTACGCAGCCTAACCGCTGATTCGGGCGGCTGAAATCCGGCCGCCCATCCGTAACCATATGTAGGATTCTCAAATATGACGCTCAAGCTCAAGGCAGACCCAACATACTTCGCCAAGGTCGAAATCCCTACGCCAAATGGCGCAGTAGAGATCAAGGTCGAATACAAGCACATGACGCGCGACGCATACAAAACCTTCCTGGAGGCCGAAGCCAAGCTGGGGCGCTCCGATGAAGAGTCGCTGATGGATATCATGGCCGGTTGGGCAGGTGTCGACGCGGAGTTCAGCAAAGAGGCGGTTAGCCAGCTTTGCCAGCAATATCACGCGGCGCCGCGCGCCATTGTGGAAGGCTTCATCTACTCCCTGACGCAGAGCCGCCTGGGAAACTAGAGGAGGCGGGCCGCGCTCTTTATCGCAAGCAGCCGGAATCGAAAGAGCTTGCGATGTTCGGCCTTGCACCTGAAGATTTTGCATCCGAATGGACGGTCGAGGTATGGCCTGATAACTGGCCGGCAGTTACGTTGTTTTGTGCCATTGGAACGCAGTGGCGATGCGGCCCGTCTGGCGCCTACGGGCTAGACTACAACGTTCTATACCGGAAGATGGACCGGATGAATTTGACCGCCGAAGAATATGACAGGCTGGAAGAAGAAATACGTGTTCTTGAGGGTGCAGCACTAGAGGAAATGCGCAAAGAATAGGCGTAAAATAGACGAGCCGAGAAGGTGCGCTAACACCAACCCGGCTCTGACCAATCTGATCATTAGGGGATCATCATGGCTGACGCTATTTTACCAGCGAAGACTTGTCGTAAATGCGGCGAGCAATTCTCGG